CTGGTGAGCAACGGCACTGATACCATCAATCACAAGGCCGTTCCCATCGCCCGCATTATTTCCCGTGGCTAAGTAAGGCGGTGTTTCCAGTGCTGGATATGGTAAAAGCGCGGTTGCAGTCTTTTGGATATAAGATTCAAAATGGGGATGAAACCATTTTGAATTTTTGTATTCAAAAGGTGGAAAGTTCCATCAAGAACGATTGCAACGTGTCCTCTATCCCGGACGGGCTGGTTTGCATCGCGGTTGATATGGCAGTAGGCGAGTTTTTAACGGCAAAGAAAACTTTTTCGCCGGATAGCATTGCAGGGCTTGATTTAGATTATGCTGTGAAGCAGATACAGACGGGTGATACCAATACTGTATTTGCCACGGGAGAGGGGTCACAAACCGCTGAACAGCGGCTAACGGCCTTTATTAGTTATCTTCTGACTTATGGGAAAGGCGAATTTGCTTGTTATAGGCGGATTCGATGGTAAGCGCACTTGAAGCCGCCCGAAAAGCGGCACGAAAGGCAATCGAAAAAACTTACTATACCGGGCTCTGTTCCGTTGTGGAACGCCGGGATGTAAGGGACGAGCAAACCAAAATCACCCATAAATCAGAAGTAACCGTAATCGAAAATCAGCCCTGTAAGCTGTCCTTTGAGAAGCTGGATGCCACAGCACAAACCGAAACGGCGGCAAGTCTTACGCAAGGTACAAAGCTATTTCTCCCCCCGAATGTGGAAATCAAGGCAGGATCAAAGATCATTGTGGAGCAAGACGGAGTAAAAAACGCCTATTCCGCAAGCGGCATTCCTGCTGTATATCCCACCCATCAAGAAATCATTCTCACACTGTTTGAGCGGTGGGCTTGATGGCACGAATGGGAAAGGTTTCAGCCGGGGATTTGAAAAAACTTCAACAGGAATTGAACAAGATTGAACAAAAAGATGTTGAATCGTTCATTTCTGCCTGTGCGAAAGAATTAGCCGCCCGACTACTTGCCAAAGTTATCAAGCGAACACCCGTAGGCGACTACTCTAAAGAAATAAAGGTGGTTGCTAAAAAGGATTCCAAACACCACAAGGCGGGCGACACCTACACCAAACGTGTAAACCCCTCTGGAAAGATGGGCGGCACGTTGCGCCGGGGCTGGACTTCAGCAACACATGAAGAAGCGGCAAGCGGTAAAGGCCGGGGCGATGCCAAAGCCTACGCTGATTCGTTGCAGATCAATCATAAAGGAAACCTCTTGACGATTGATATTGTGAATCCCGTTGAGTATGCTTCCTATGTGGAGTATGGACACCGAACAGCTAATCATACAGGTTGGGTGCAAGGTCAATTCATGCTCACCATATCCGAACAGGAAATACAGACGATAGCCCCGCAAGTCCTTGAAGCAAAGATTAAGCAGTTTTTAGGGGAGTGCATCAAATGATAAATTCAATTATTGAAGCTATCAGCATTGCCTTAAATGCTGAATTTGGCGATGATTACACGACTTACACGGAAGAACAGGAACAAGGCTTGAAAGAGCCTTGTTTTTTTATTTCCACCCTAGAGCCTACGCACAACCTTTTCCGGGATCGCAGATATTTTAGGCGGCAACAGTTCTGCATCCAGTTCTTTCCCGCTAATCGGGATCGGGCAAAAGCAGAGTGCAACGATACAGCCGAACGGCTGTGTAGCTGTTTGGAAACTATCACGGTTGACGGGGATTTGATGCGAGCTGACAAGATGGAACACAAAATCGTTGATAACGTGTTGAATTTTTTTGCAAATTATGATTGCTTCATGGTTAAGAAATACGACTGTGAGCCGATGGAAACATTGGAGATCAAAGGAGATGTGAACGATGGCGGTTAAAAACACGACTGCTAAAGCGGCTGAACAGCCGCCCGCATTTACCAAAGAACAGCTTGTGAAAGCGGATCGCTGGTTCAATCGGCGTGATCTGCTTAACGCGCTGTTGGAGGATGATAAGACTTACACCATTGAACAGGTGGATGATCTTATCAAAGAATACTATAAGAAACCTATCTAAAGAAAGGAAAGGTGAGTAAAATGGCACTTGGCGGCGGTACTTTCGTAACGCAGAACAAGATTCTGCCCGGTGCTTACATCAACTTCGTATCGCTTGCATCTGCATCCGCTACGCTGTCTGATCGTGGCACTGTTACCATGCCCCTTATGCTGGACTGGGGCAATGAAAGCGGCGTTTTTGAAGTCACTAACGGTGATTTCCAGAAGTCCACTATGAAGCTGTTCGGCTACTCCTACACCGATGATAAGATGAAAGGCTTGCGTGATCTTTTCGGGAAAGCAAAGACCCTGTACGCCTATCGTCTGAACGGCGGCGGCAAGAAAGCAAGCAACACCTTTGCTACGGCAAAGTACAGCGGTACGCGCGGCAATGATCTGAAGATCGTGATCCAGAAGAACGCGGATAACGATTCTCTGTTTGACGTGTCCACCTATATGGGACTGTCTAAGGTGGATGCACAGACCGTGGACAAGGTAAGCGCACTGACTGACAACGACTATGTTTCTTTCAAAAAGGATGTTACGCTTGCCGTTACCGCTTCTACTCCGCTCACTGGCGGCGAGAATGGCGCGGGTACGAGTGACGCATACCAGACCTATCTTGATAAGATTGAGCCGTATGCGTTCAACTCTATGGGCGTTGTCACTACTGACAAGGCAACTAAGGGGCTGTTTGCATCGTTCAACAAGCGTATGCGCGATGAGGTCGGTAAGAAGTTCCAGCTTGTCCTGTATCAGTACAAGGAAGCGGACTACATGGGTACGATCAGCGTCAAAAACAAGGTGCTGGACGATGGCGCAGATGAAGCAAGCCTTGTTTACTGGGTCACTGGCGCGGCTGGCGGCTGTGAGGTCAACAAGTCGAACCAGAACGTGGTCTATGATGGTGAGTTCACCCCCGATCTGAACTATACACAGGCAGAACTTGAAAAGGCTATCAAGGCGGGTGAGTTCACTTTCCACAACGTCAACGGCGTTCCCCGCGTCCTTGATGATATTAACACTATGGTATCTACCACTGATACTTGCGGTGATGTTTTCAAGGATAACCAGACTATCCGCGTGATCGATCAGATCGCCAATGATACCGCCGTTCTGTTTGCGACTAAGTATCTGGGCGCAGTTCCTAACGATGCGGCGGGTCGTACCTC